GGTCGCCTTCTTTGCGGTCGGCGACGGGGATGAGCATCCCCCGGCCGACGACGTACCAGCCGTCGCGGCGGTGAACGACTCGCAGGTCGCCGCTGAGGTCGAACTCCATCCCGTCGCTGAAGCGGAGCCGGGTGGGGCGGTCGTGATTGGATGCCATGATGTGCTCCTTTCGGGGCGCCGGGCCCCGCGCCCGTCGCAGTGACAGTGACGAGCTTTCAGGGCCGAATGGGAAGGCGATTCGACTCGTTAAGTGCATTAATTCCAGCGGAATAGAGTCGCGCGAGGATCGGCAAATCGGGGCCGGATTTTGGCGCCCCACGGAGCGGTGTCCTGGCCGGGTTGGGCCCCGGCTACCCCCGCCAGCCATCGATCCACCCCCGGGGCCGACGCAAAGGCATCGACGGCTCGGGTTCGTCCGCCGCCTGGACCTCTCGCTGGTGGGCAAGGGCCGCCGCTCGTTCAGGCAGAGACTTCACGAAAGTGGGACCCAGGATGTAGAGGGCGGCCAGGCAATAGACCTCGAGATCGAGGGCCTCGTTGCGGTCGCGGGTCTTGACCCACTCACGGACCGTGCCACGGTTCTTCACCCACTTACGGATGGCCTTCTCCGCCGTCAACTGGGCGATATACTCCTCGTCGATCCACTCTGGCAGGTGGCAGTAGCCGGGCCCTGGCGATCCGATGCGTAACCGCGAGTAGACGATCTCCTTGCCCGTGTCTACGCAGAGAGTGAACAGCTTGGCCCGGTAGCGGTTGTGATCGGACGGGCGTCCGACCAGGGGCTTGCCCCGCTCGGAACCGCCGCGGACGGCGAACACGCGCCGGTCGATCCGGGCCCGGCAGAACCGGTAGACCTGCTCGGAATGGTGGCCGCCGCTGTCGACGGCGACGCAGGAGATCGGGATCTTCTGGCCGCTCTCGTGGGTGAACTCCGTGCGCAAAAAGCGGTCGAGGTCGAGCCAGACCTGGTCGCGACCGGGATCGCCATGGAACTGGGAGAAGGCGACGAGCCAGGACTCCTCGGCTGCGCCGTATCCCTTCACCGCGCATTCGAGCCGGTCTCCCTGGACATCGACTGAAGCGACGAGCACACCCACGCCGTTCGGCACTTCGGCCTCGTACCGCTCGGCCCTGGCCAGAAGGCTGTCGGGGTCGACGGTCTCGCCCCGCTCCTCCCATGTCTCACCCAGAACGCTGTTGACCCAGTTCTTCAGGCGTAGCGGGTTCTCCTTGGCGTCGATGAATTCGGCGACGGTTGCCGACCACGGTAGCCAGCCGAGCGGCGAGTAGAGGCTCGAGAGGTGGAACCCGATCGTCTCGCCGTTGCTCTTCGCGGTGGGGCGCCACAGACCGGCGGCCAGCATCTGGGTCTTGAATCTCTCCTCGATCAAGACGCCGCAGTGAACGCAGGCCAAGACCGCGGTCTTGGGATCATCGTCACGCCAGCGGATGTTCTCCCACCGCATCCAGTCGTAGTAGCCGCACTCGGGGCAAGGGACGAAGTACCGCCGCTGATCCGAGGCCAGGAACTCCCGCTCGATCCGGGAGATGCCCTTGATCGTGGGCGTTGACACTAGGAAGATCTTGCGGCGGGAGTAGAGAGGGCCGGTGGTGCGCTTCTCCGCGAGCGCGATCGGATCGCCCTGCCCATCCACGTCGCCCGGGTACTCGTCGATCTCGTCGCAGAATAGCCAGCGGATCGGCATCGATTTGACGCCGGTCGCGGAGTTTGAGCCTGTCAGGAACAGGACCCCGCCAGGGAATTCCTTGATCAGCAGGCTGTTGCCGCCGTCGCGGGACCGCGCATCGCGGACCAGGTCGTGCAGCACCGGCGTGGTGGCGATCATAGGATCGAGGCGTTGCCGGCTGAATCGCCTAGCCTCGTCCACTGTGGGACGCAGGACGAGGATCGGCCCTGGCGCATGGTGCATGACGAACCCGAGCCAGTTGTTGCCGGCCTCGGTGCCACCCAGCTGCGAGCCCTTCATGAAGACGACCCGGCGGGCCGGCGACCGCGGGCCCAAGGCGTCCATGATTTCGCGCAGGTACGGCGTCGTGTCCGTGTGCCAGTGGACAGCAGCATGACCCGAGCGGTTGCCCAGCACGCGGTGCTCGTCGGCCCATTCGCTGACCGTCAGCCGCGGCTCCGGCAGCCAGCCCGCCCGGTAGGCGGCCTCGTAGGCGTCACGGCCGTTCTGCATCCGCGATCTCCTGACAGATCCGCTCGATCTCTTCCTCGAGGATGCGCTGGACCTCGGCGGGTTCCTCGGTGGCGGCCAAGACGGCCGCCAGACGCTCGGGTAGGGCGATGAGTTGGTCGCGCGCCTTGCGGGCCATGTTGAACGCGCCGAGGCGGACCTCGTCGGCGCGCACCAGAGCGCCACGCTTGCGGTCCAGTTCGAGTTTGGCCAACTGCGCCTGGTACAGTTCGCGAGCGGCGCGGGCCTTGGCGTAGCCGGTGGCGGTGGACGGACCGCTGACGATCTCATCGGCTCCGCCCATGTCCATGGGCTCGGACGGCTCACCCGGAGTCTTGGTCTGCCTAGGGTTGCCGGTGATCCGATTGCGGGGCTTGCTCTGGTCGGTGTTCTCCTGCCACTGCTGGTCGGCAAGCGTTGGGTCGATCTTCCCGTTCACGGTCGAGATCCGGCCCGCCTTGATGGCACGCTGAACGGCGACGTGGGTGATGCCACGCCGGCGAGCGTACTCGCGCTGGGAGATCAGCTCCTTCTTCGCTTGCCTAGCCACCGCCTACTCATCCCGGACGGCCCTGCGGTCGGCAGCGATCTCGTCGAAGGTCCGTCCGTCCCCGTCCAGGGTGGCCTTCTGGCCGGTCGCTTCCTGCCAGCGCATCACGATCACATCGGTGTAGGCGGGGTCGAGTTCCATGAGGAAGGCATGCCGGCCAGTCTGCTCGGCACCGATCAGGGTCGACCCGCTGCCGCCGAACAGGTCGAGCACGTTCTGGCCAGGTTTCGACGAGTACTGGATGGCGCGCACGGCCAACTCGACCGGCTTCTCGGTCAGGTGGACCATGCTCTGGGGGTTGACCTTCTTGACCGCCCAGACATCGACGGCGTTGGTCGGTCCGTAGAACTTGTGCCCGGCCCCTTCGCGCCAGCCGTAGAACGCCCATTCATGGTTGCCCATGTAGTCCTTGCGGGTGAGCACGGGGTGCTCTTTCACCCAGATGACCGCTTGGCTGAAGTACAGGCCGCAGGCCTTCAGCACCGGGGGATAGTTGGCGCAGTTGGCGTAGCCGCCCCAGATGTAGAACGAGCACCCCGGCTGCAGCACGCGGGCAATGTTTCCGAACCAGGCCAGGAGCATCTCGTCGAAGGCTTCGTCCGAAACGAAGTCGTTGGCCAGGGGGCGGTCTTTGGGACGCATCTTTCCGGTGGGCTTCGACTTGGTCTTATGGCGGGCGAGGTCGAATCCCTGGTGGTGCATGCCGCGGGCGTCGGAGGCTTCGATAGCGCTCTTGGCCGGGGGGAAGCTGGACAGCCCAGCGGCGATGGCGTTATTCGACCGGGGCTCAACCTTCACGTTGTAGGGCGGGTCGGTGTTCACGAGGTGGATCTTCTCGCCGCCAAGTAGCCGATCGACTGAGACGGGATCGCAGCTGTCGCCGCACAGCAGACGGTGGTTGCCCAGGACCCAAAGGTCATCCTGCCGGCTGGTGGGTTCCTCGGGAGGTTCCGGAGCGGGCGCATCCTCGGCGGTCTCGTCGTCGAGGAGATCGTGCAGCTCGTCCAGTTCGAAGCCGGTCAGCTCGAGGTTGAAGTCGAGGTCCTCCAGAGCCTTCAGTTCCTCGGCCAGCAGGTCTTCGTCCCAGCCGGCATCGAGGGCCAGCCGGTTGTCGGCGATGACGTAGGCCCGCTTCTGGGCCTCCGTCAGGTGGGTGAGTTCAATCACCGGGACCGTGGTCATTCCCAACTCGCGGGCGGCAAGCAACCGCCCATGTCCGGCGATGATACCGGCGTCGCTGTCGACCAGGATCGGGTTGGTCCAGCCGAACTCGAGCAGGCTGGCTGCGATCTTGGTGAT